GCTTGACATCAACGCTTCTGACAGCGAGATACAGGACAACATCAAGAACGCTCTCGGTGGCACTGAGTACGAAGACCGCATCAATGGCATCACAGAAGCCGTCAAGAAATGGCGCGACGCCATGCGCTCAGTGCTCCGTGAAGACATACAGGGTATGGGTAAACTCATGGGGTCTGTCGTTAGTTATGCTGCTCAAATCAAGAAGATAGACGATGACCTTGCGAAAACAAAAGAGCAGATTGCCAACTCTGGTGCAACCGATGCACAACAAAGGCAGATGACGAGTTTTGCAGAGGCGCAGGCTGATTGGAAGAAGATGAAACTGTCTGCTGACTACTCCAACCTGTACAACAAGACCATCGCCATGTCCCGCACAGAGTTTGAGAATGCCGCAGATGCCGTGCAGAAAATGATCGACAAACTGCGTGACCTCGGCGCCATATCGCCTGATGATTACTTACAGGAAGTTGACAAACTCAACAAGGCGAGAATGGAGTGGAGCACAAGCGGATTCCTCGGCGAGCGCGGTGCTTTCGGCAATTTCATCAGTGGCGGCAACCAAGGCTTGATGGATTACTACCAGCAGAGAGCAGACGCTGCACGTCGCAGGGCTGACTACCTCAAAGATGTCGAACTTGTCCCAGGTGCGGCTCAAAAAAGCGCAAGAGCCGAAGCAGAGCACTACCAAAAACTATATGAGGCATTGAAGAAACTGACCGACGAGGCTCAGAAGGTCGTCACAGCTTTCCAAACATTGCAAAGCGGCATCGACCTGCTTGGCGGGTTGTTCGACTCTCTCGGCATGGAGGGTGCTGCAAACGCCATGAGTGATGCTGGAGGTATTCTCGGAGGTGCTTTGCAGGGTGCGTCTTCGCTGTCCGCCCTTGGCCCCTACGGAATGGCAGCAGGTGCAGCCATCGGCTTGATTGGAGGCATCGCACAGGTTCACGACAAGGCACTTGAGCGTCATATCAACAAACTGCGTGAAGACGTTAGAGGCATCGAGGCCAACACCGAACTTATTGTGCGTTCCCGTGAGCGAACGCTGGGCTACGACATGGGCGACGTGCGCCGCCAGATGGCACAGCAGTACGCAACTCCGTCATACAAAGGTGGTGGCTTCGCTGCGTTGATTGCAGCGGCACTTGGCGGCTCGCAGCAGAACAAGTCCATGTATGACTACTACATGCAGAACTCGCAGGGCACCGGCTATCAGCAGGAGTACGACAACCTTGTCGAGCAGCGCGAGAAGTACATGGAAATCCTCAAAGACCAGCAGGACAAGAAGAAAAAGTCCAATGACGAGATTGAGGAGACAAAGGCGAAGATTGCAGAACTGGATGACCAAATCGCCTACTTCTCGCAAGACCTTGCAAAGGAGTTGTGGAGCATCGACATCAAGGGCTGGGCAGACCAGTTGAGCGACGCACTCGCAAGCGCCTTCGAAAACGGCGAGAACATGGCGAAAGCCTACCGTGACACCGTGACAAGCATCATCCAGCAGATGATGCAGAAGATGATGCAGATGGCAATCCTCGAGCCTATGTTCGAGCGCTTGCAGAAGCAGCTCTTCGGCGAGAACGGCAAGGGCGGCGTGTTCGACCCGAACAACCCCAAGGGCAGCATGAGCAAAGTCACCGCAATGATCGGTGATTTCTTCGGCAAGGGCGGCGAAGGCGAGAAGGCGATTACCGCCTCGATGGAGTTCATGACCGCATTCCAGCGCGGCATGCAGAACGCAGGGCTGACAGTGCTCAATGAAGCCAGCAACACCCTCTCAAGCAGCATGCAGGGCACTACCGAGGAGACAAGCGGTCTGCTTGCGGGCTACGTCAATGCCTTGCGCCAGGATGTATCCGTCAACCGCATCCTGCTGACCCAGTTCGTGTCGCAGATGTGGCCGGACTACATCGAGACGTTTGCGAGCCAGGTAACCGCCGTGCAGAACATCGACACCAATGTCCAGGTCATCATGACGATGATGCAGATGGGCTCGGGCGCGATGTACAACGAGATTGCCGCATTGCGCTCAAGGATCGACAACGTTGTATTGGGAATCGACAAGTTCAGTATCAAATAAGTCCCATATCTTTCAAAAACGGAAGCGGCGGCTACCCTCACGGGCGGTCGTCGCTCTCTCATTTACATGCCTAAAAATCCAAATAAAGAAAAATAAAATGGTTAGCTACTTCAAATAGTCGTATTCTTCCAGTATGCGCACGCCTTCCGATGCGTTTACGCACACGTTGGGTGAGTGCTTGATGACTGCGACCTTTGCTTTCTCGGATTGCCCGACCGTTGCGCGGGCATTATCGAACAGATGAACGATAACTAGCCCGTCACCCCTTGCGGTGATGCTTACAAACGACTTGTCGCGCACACGGATATTGCCGTAGTATTTCCCGCTGTAGCGGTAACGGATTCTTGAGTCGCCCAATACGAGGCTTTCCTGTACATTGCAGGCACTGTACTCGTCGTCAACGAATACGCCTTGCCCGCGCAGGAAACCGAGCTCGAAATTCTTTTTGATGAACCCGTTTGACGGCCAGTGATGTTTGAGGCAGAAATCTATGCCTTTGAACATTCTCTGCACGAGTTGTTCTTGCGAGTAGTCCCACTTTTCGTTGTAGAACTCGTCGCACATCCCGAGGAACCGTCCTTCTTCGCGCAGCGTATTGTTCAGTTGTTTTATGTCCATACCGCAAAGATACTGTGGTATGTAGGATAACGGTTTGTCATTCAAAAGATTTTACGGCAGATTTCACAATGTACAGAAAAAAACTACCCACATAAAGCGTAATTTCGCAAAACAAACAAATTAACTATGGCAAAGATATACAAGGCTTACATACAGCAGCTTTGGTTTGATGGGAGGAATTATGCAAAAGGCAGCGTTGTTGACCTGTTGGAAGATTACAACATTGCCGTCATGGAGTTCCCGTTCAAGAAAAACCCCAAAGTAAAAACCCTGCCTTCCCGTGACTGGGCGGGCACGGACGGCCTTGATGTCTATGTCCCTGTTGACGGCCTTCCCGTAAACTCCTACGACCTTGAAGTCACATTCATCTACGTTGGCACGGAAGGTACCATCAGGGAGGACTTGTCAAAGTTCATCGATTTTCTCTGCGGAAGAATCCCGGGGAAAAACACCGATTCCATCCAAAGCGGAAGGCTCGCCATCTATGACGAGCATGTCGGCATGGGGAGGAAGGATGTTGTGGTTTCCGAAGTGGACAACGAGCTTTTCTACTGTTCCGAATACGACAAGGACGCAGTAGCCAAGTTCAAAGTAAAGTTTACCGTCTATGACCCGACGACAGATGTCAGGGAGTCAAAGACGGACGGCGTTGTTGTGAACCTGTCATGGGGATTGTGGGATTAGACATATACAGGACGGTCGACGGAACCGAAACCCTTGTTGCCAAAGTCAACAAGTGGAAGTTCCAGGACACGGTGATGGGCGAGCAGTTCATCACCTGCACCGTCACGTCAGAAGTCCCCATCGACTGGTCCGTCGGAGACCACTGCGAGTTCCGTGGTGAAACATACACCCTCAACTACAACCCTTCCGTCACGCAGAAAGCGCCGTCCAATTCCGTACAGGATGCCTATACATACGAAAACGTGAAGTTCGACTCGCAGCAGGACGAGCTTACGCGTTGCATGATGCTTGATATCACACCGACAACAGGGGATTATGTTGCTGCCCTCGGCACAAACCATACGGGCAGCAGCAGATTCCAGTTGTATTGCGGAGAGACGACGGCCAACGGCTCGACACTCACGCCGGTGTGCGCTCTCGCCGCAAAGATGCAGGCAAACCTCGACAGGCTCTATCCGACAAACGGATGGCGCATCTATGTTGACTTGCAGACGACTTATACCACCGCATCGGGAGAAACGCTGCTTGTCACGCATACCGACTCGAAACTGCTCACTTTCGACAACTCCACGGTAGCACAGGCATTGGCACTCGTGCATACAGAGTTCAAACTCGACTACTGCATCCGTGGCCGTAACATATACATCGGCTATTCCATTGACAGCATCGACCCCGAAAACCCGATCATCGACCTTACTTCCGATACGATTGAAGACAGGTTCGTGTTCGGTTACGGCAGGGGTTATCCAGATGCCGTCAACCAGGGAAAGGGCCTTTTCCAAATCAAGCAGATAGCCAACAGCCAGCAGAAGATTGTCACCCGCCTTCGCGCATTGGGCTCCACGAAAAACCTGCCGTACAACTACTATTTCAAGAAGTACGGCTTGCTCTCGCAGGCGCTCTTCCCCAACAACCTCCAGCTTCCTGGCACATTCCTGCCCCTTGGCCAGCCTACCGATACGGCCAATACCGACGGTACTACCAAGTGGGCGCAGAACAATGCGCGAAGCCCATATCTTCGCAAGGTGTTGGGTGACACCAACGACTCGTATATCGACAAGAACGACAATGCAGCCGCATGTCCCGAAGGCATCCGCGAAGACTGCGCCCGCTGGGACGGCAGCAACGGCGACCTTCCCGAAATCTACCCGACAATCGAGGGTGTCACATTCGGGGAATTGCGTGATGCAGGCGTACCCGACCAGACCGGTGCGACCGGCGACGGTGCATACCAGGAGGGCGAGACCAAGCCGAACGGTGATCCCGTTCAGCCAGACTACGAGCGCATCGACTGTCTTCTTGCTGTAGGATATACCGATAACGGAGTGCTTATCGACGACGCCAACATCGGTGACGGCATCATGCCGGAAAACGAGGTTGTCGACACGGGTACGCATTTCGCTATCGGTTTAGGTCAGACAAAGCTCACTTATAACGCACAAAGCGAAAAGGGCGATTTCGACTACTCAGACCTTTTCCTTGAAGGGGCCGAGCAGGCATTGTTTACCGTCAAGGATGTTTCGCCGGGCGAGTATTTCATGGTTCCAACCGGCCCGTCATATTCATGTGTCGCATACCGCTTTTCCGTCAACGCGCAAGGCAATGCGTCTGCTGATGTGGGCTTTGTGGTGAGGGTCAAGCAGAAAGTCGGCGACACATACACCAATATCGCCACCTGGTACTCCGATTTCGTCACTGCGGGGACTTCTACGGGCGAGAAGGAGATGTACCTTCCAGAGCTCCCTGACCAGGGCACGACAAAGCAGGTGGAGCGCATCATGGTCACCGAGCTGTCTGATGTCGTTGTCACGTTCGCACCGCTTATCGAGAACATCACCGCAAGCGGCCAGATCACGCTGACGTACCAGGTGGGCAGGTCGCAGTCCGGGGAGTATGACCCTGAGTACACATGGGCATCCGTCCAGGGTGATGTCGCTTCAAAGTATCCGTTCCATGTCTTCATCAAGGACATGGGTTTCGACCTCACCACCACGTTCAACGGAGAAACGCCTGTAATGGCAATGAAGAGCGGAGCTTGCGTAGGCAGGGAGTTTGAAATCGGAGAGAACGTGCAGAGGGCTACCGTCAACGGCATCCGTGGCTATCTGCTTACCCTCAACAGGGTAGAGGACAGCAACCTGCACACCTACTATCCCAACCAGTACTACCAGCTTGCTGCGGGAGACTATTTCGTGCTGCTGAACATCAATATGCCCGATGCCTACATAAGAGCCGCCGAATTGAGGCTGCTCGTTGCAGCTACCGAGTATTTGGCAGACAACTGCGAAACGAAATACACCTACCAGCCGTTCATCGACGACATCTATCTCCAACGCAACATCGACGCGATGGAGATTGCGGGGACCAAGGAAAAGAGCATATTCTGGCGGCTGTATGCTGGCCTGAAGCTCCCGTTCAACGGAATACCTTCAAGCTATGACGCGCCGCTTCCTTCGGTCAATATGACCATCGAGCAGGTGTCCATCACTATGGGAGAGGGCCTTACCCCGAAAGTCGAGCTCACGCTCAACGAAGATGTCGAGCAGACCACCTTGCAGAAACTCACCGTTGCCGTTGACCGTATCTACAACGGGAGCATCTTCAGTAGCGGCGGGGTAGGCACAAACCTTGAAGCGGTTGCCGACATCTGCGGCAAACTGTTCCTTTCCAAGGTTCATGATGACATCGCAAACGGGAGGATCACCTTTAATGATGCCGTCACGTTCCTTGGCCTTGCCAAAGCCAAAGGCGGTATCAGTATCGGCGACTTCCTCCCCGGTTTCCTTGGCAGCGGCGCACACATCGGTGGTGATGGTCGTGCCGAGTTCGAGTCCGTCAATGTCCGCGGTGCCATCCGTGCGGCAGAGCTGGTGTTCAACCAGATCCGCGCAGAGGGTGGCGAAAAGATAGAGAGCATCGGCTATGGCGAGATATTGACCGTTGACGAGGAGAACATGACCGCGACCCTGAAACTTGACGGTGACGAATGGGCAACCATCGACGAAGGCGACATCTGCCGCGGCCTTTACAACACCATCGGCAAGGACTATGACAACGCCGATGCTGACGGCGAGGATGCGAACGGGTTCCGCTTAAAGGCGGGCTTCTTTGCCTCCTATTTCAAGATAGAGGAAGTGCTCACCAATTCCAAAGGCGAGTGCACCTTCCGCTACTCCTTGCAGCCCGGCACTACCGAGCATCCCTGCCCGCTGATGAAGTTCGCCGTCTACGGCAACTCCAATCCCACAAAGAAAGAGCGCCAAAGCAGCATCTACACCACCGCTGTGGGCATTGCTCCGAGGATGCTCTACCTAGCAGGTGTCGATGACTGGAAAATCAAGCCCCAGAACATCAAGGTCGCCATCGGCAACATCGAGGGCGTACTGGTCTATGAACTACTCAACGGCGCGGCTTCGCTGAAAGAGCTGCACGGCGATGCAGGCATATTCGTCGAGGACAACATCTATCTCGGCGGCATCATCAACCA